GGTCTTTGGGTCGGTCTTTAAGTCCGTTGCCTGCGAGTAGACCAATTAGACCACCTGCGAGGGTCATCAGCATCGGCGACAGGACTCCCCATGCTTCGGCGTCGTTCGGGCTCTGCTCAGTAGGTTGCACGACAAAGAGCAGTCCAAAGATCAGTGATGCGATTGCCATGACGAACGATGCTGTAAGTCCGATTCCTACGATCAGGATTAGTCGAGCTTTGATCTGTTCGTTGCTTAACCGTTTGTCTGGGTTCATGCGCAGCGCCTTTCTAGTAGTCCGTTGGCTTTGGTGGTATTGCAGTTTTCGCGGTAACGGTCAGCACAAGCGGTCAAGACAAGTGCAAGCATGACGCTAACTAGCAGTAAGCGCGGCTTCATCGGCTAATTTCTGTGCCAAGGTTTCAATCTGTTTAATCAAAGTTTTTGTAGCTGGTTTGCCGTCAATGAGCAAAGTGTCAATGTCTTCGTCTGCAAAAGTTGCACCGTGTTTATCACCGCACAATTCCATAAACGCCAAAATCAAATATCTGTATTCAATCATCATGCTGCGCCTACATCTATCACCAAAAGTTGTTGCGAAAATGATCCAGCGGAAATAAACCCGTCAGGGTCAGTGTTTAATGATCCTGCACCACCACTTTTAAATTTTAATTCAATAGTTTTGGAAGCACTTCCACTTGTCACGCCCAATTCTGTTGCACTCATTAATGCGAACCCACTTACGCCTATGTTATAAAAAGCGGCTACTGCTGCTGTTTGATAATACAAAGTACGGTTAATTGAATTACCAGTCACAAACAAGGCAGCGCCTACTGTAGCCGATGTTGAATATTGGACATCTAATTTACCGAAAATTTGATAATTTCTGCCTGCGTAAATTGTTGCGGAAACACTTAATACTGTTAGAGGGGTGTTTGCAACAAACGCTGTAGTGGCAGTCGCGCCCGTAGACGCATTTAAGCCCATTGGCAAATTCGTCATCTGGGCCGCAGTGAGAATAGACCCACTAACAAAAGGTGTTGGGTTAATTGCCATAAGTTCTCCTTATCCTAGAACATTGTCTTCGTCAAGTGTGCCATATACAGCATCGTTTAATATGCTCATAGACGATCGTGGTTGGTGCAGTAAAATAGGTGACGGCGTGCCCAGCCGACAAAGTAAGCCGATGCTCAAGTCCTTCAATCGTAAGATTTTGGGCAAACTGGGTTGGGCCTGACGAGGTGGTAATTGATTTTTGGATGTTGATTACATCGCCTACATCAAGTAGGGCAAGTGTGTCTTGATCAAGTGCAGGTGTGCCGGGGAACTCGGTGCCGATTGAGTTAAAGCGTGGCTCTGGGTTTGCGTTGAGAAGGTACTCGGCAAGGGTCAGAGCTGCGGCGTCGTTATGGACTAGCGAGTCAGTAATCGAAGTCGTTTGGATTAAGTAGGTTGCTTGTGAGGTGAGGTCTTCGGCGACTTCTGGGGATGATGCTCCAGCGTGTTGAACGGATGCACGATTGACCACTGTGTCCGCTTGAAAGGCAATACCGATTGCGGAATAGCCAATTTTGGTAGCTGGGTTGGTGTCGTGAAATTCTGCTACGGGTACCCCTAGGACTTGCCCAATACGCTTTTGGAATGTAATAGTGCCTTCACGATCCACAAAGATTCTGCCTTGTTCGGCGTCCATAATCTTGTTGGCGTAGCCTGCAACCGAGGTTCCGTTAGCAACCGTCCAAGCAGCTGCACCGCCAAGGGTCGCCACGCCTGTCTCAATGCTCCGTGTGCCCTGATAATCCACTTCTGGACGATCTAGCAGGTCATCAAAACGATCGCTTGAAAGCTGCTCTGTGACATTCCATTCAGCCAAGAAAGTCTGCCCTAGTTGATAAGAGAAGTCCGCACAAGTGACGCTCACTGTGTCTAGACCGCCAAGAGTAAAGGTGTAGTCAAAGTTTACGATGTAGCCGACCCACAAATACTTCTTTACGCCGAGCGAGTCGTATCGGGAAAAGCGGACTTTGCGAAGCGGTGCAAGCCCGGGGAGAGAATTGTTCGGATCGAAGTAAGGGGATGTCGTGTCAAAAGGGTTGAACACTCCGTCGGCGTAAGTGTCGTTTAATGTGAAGTTCATTGTGCCATAAGGGAACTGGTCGCCAGTGTTCGCGCGTCCGCGTTTCGCTGTAAGACCGATTGTGCCGTCCATGACCGAAGCATATTGATCGGTTCCGTCTAAGACATAATCGGTGGAGTCAAGCGTGCCCTTTGGATCGTCGTCCAATGTGAAGGCGTTCCAGTTGTACCCTGTATCAATCTCGAGGTCGTAGTTACCTGATCCGACTACTGCTACGCCTGCCATTACGCGACCGCTATGTTCGCTGGGCCGTTCTGTCTGTTGAATGCTCTGATCGCGTTCACGACAGCTGTGCCGATCTCTGCACTTGAGCCGAGACCGCCGTTAATGTTGATCGTGTAGTTGCCCATTCCACCACCGCGTCCAGATAGTGGGATGACCGCTTCAGGGCCACGCTCACCGATCATTGCAAGCGTTGGCCCTGTCACGATTCCGCCTTCCGCGAGCATAGGGATCTCGGGGACTTCGAAGCCTTTACCGCCGATCACTGGCACCCAAGAAGGGATGTTGAAGGCAAGTTTGCCGACGGTGCCGTTCCAAAGTTTTGCGATGCCGTTGAAGAGTGATTTGTAAATGTTGAAGATCGCTGTGAAGTAGGTGGTCAGTCCGTCAAAGACTGCCTTCCCGCCTTTCAGCATTCCTTTGAAGACTGTGTCTACTACTTTTCGGACGCTGTCAAACTTTATATACAGCGCCGCAAGTACCGCTATAAATGCGACTATTGCCAATGCGATTAAAGTAATAGGGTTGGCTAGTAAAAGCGCGTTAAATACTGTTACCACCCCGTTCACGATCATTTGGGCGGCTGCATAAACTTTCATAGCCGCATTGAGTGTCAAAATGACGGCAGCGATGCCACCGATAGCGCCTGCGATAATTAAGAAGACTTGCGTGTTGTTTTGCGCCCAATCGCCAAATGCGATCAAGTAAGGCAAAAGCGCTTCGACAACTGGGATCAATGCCGCGCCGATTGATTCCTTGGTCTCTGCCAACGCAATTCCGAGACGCTTCATTCCGCCTTCGGCAGTGTTAGCAGCCGCGGCAGATGCACCACCGAAAGATCCGCCAAGGACATTGATTACATCTTCAAGCGTTGCACCGTCTTTTATCATTGCTTTTATCTCTGGAGACAGTGCTTGCAGACCTTTCATGTTTCCGCCGTAAGCCTTAGCGAGAGCGTCCGAGACCGTCGCTAGGTCTTTGCCTGATCCAGCCGAGATGTCTTGTGCAAGCGCAAGTGCGTCGGTAGCGGTGGCGATGTCTTTAGTACCGCGCACAAGTGAAGCGAACGCCGGGCGAAGTTCAGAATCGGCGACGCCTGACGCAAGACTCATCTTTGAGATCATGTCTTCTGTTGCTTTGATCTGTTCGTCTGTCGCGCCAGTGACATTCTCGAGCGCGAGCGCAAGTTGTACCTGTTCGGCTTGGTCTTCCATTGCGGCCTTGGTAGCGCCTACTAAAGCGAAGCCGAGACCTGCGATTGCGGCTGCTGCTGGGACTGCTGCCTTCTTGATTGCGAACGATGCTTTCTTAGATGCGCCCTCAAGCGACTGGAACTCTTTGATCGCTTTTTGTGTGCCCTTGGCATCAAACTCGGAGATAATTGGGATATTTACTGATGCCATTACGAGACCACATTCCGATCAACTTTTTCCATGACAGTCTCCACGATTCGCCGCATCTCCGATTCGACTGTGCCTTGGTTCTTTTCCATTGCTTTCCACATTACTCTTGATCGCATGCCGTAGCGCGCCGAGAGTGCACGACCGAGTCTTCCGTTGGCAGCCATGTCAAAGAGTGTCCCAGTAGAGCCCGAGTAGATGATATTGAAGACGCCGACATTGCGGATCTGTCCACGAAACTCCGAGACCTTTTTAGTGTTGATCTTGGCGGAGATCTTTTGCTTGCGTCCAGCATCCCAAGGAAGCATCTTGAATCCCGAAGGCGTAGTCCAACTGCGACCCATACCAGACAGCGGCACGGTGTTAGGAATCAGCGCTAGCGCGTCATTGATGACAGGTTTTGCGACATTGCGAAAGTCTTTTGCGATTTGGTTACGAAGCCCAGGTTCTACAGAGTTGAGCTGCTTGATCGCGTCCTTTAGACCGTAGACCTCGATCTTGGTGTTAAGTCCGTCAGCCATGTCACCTCTTTTTGTTTTGTTTATCTAGCACTGCGACAATGGTACTTAGGTCTCGCGTGTCGAAGGTGTCAGCGTAGAAAGTGGGAGCCCACCCTGTCGCGACTACAAGTTCGGCGAGTTGT